CCTGTTAGGCTGACTATCACCTGCGCGCACGACCCGCACGACGCTGGCCAGATCGCCGTGGAAGCGGCCGAGGCCACGAACAACAAGTATGCGTTTCGCATCGTGCTGCCTGACGCGCCAACGGACTCGTACACCGACAGCCGGATTTACTTCCGGGCGCTCGTCGCCTCGAAGCGCAAGAACATCGGCAACAACGATAACGTCGTGCGCAACACCTACAACTGCGCCATCGACTCCCAGCTCTACACCGCGCCGTCAGCCTAACAGGGCTGCGCGCTTCGGTGCAGACCGCGGACGGCGGCGCTATTCGGGCGCCGCCGCCGCATTCCACATCCAGCAAGCAATGGAAAGAACCTATGGACCTCGGCAATTTCGACGTCATCAAGAAGTCCTCGAACGAGGGCGTGGACATGGCGCTCAAGAACCCGGCTGACGGCTCGGTGCTCAAGCATGACGACGGCACCCCGCAGACCATTCGTCTGCTCGGCCGCTACTCGGACGCCTTCAAGGCTAAGATGCACCAGCACGTCAACGACCGCCTTCAGCAGTTGAACCAGCGGCGTGGCACAAACGCCCCGCCGACCACCGCTGAGAAGATCGAGAGCGAGACGCTTGAGCAGATGGTGGCTGCGACCACCGGCTGGGACATCAAGCTCGACGGCGTGCGCCCTCCTGAATTCAACGCTGACAACGTGCGCGCGTTCTACAAGCGCTTCCCCTGGTTCCTCGAACAGGCAGACGACTTCACGACGACCACTGCAAATTTCACGAAGGTCAGCGCGAAATAGACCGCATCTCGCTGCTGACCTTCGCAAAAGCGGCCATCGAAAGCGGCAGGGAATATCCCGAGGAGTACCTGCCGCCTCGATACTTCAGGGCCTGGATATGGTTTCGAGAGAAGTTCCGGCCGTTCTATTCGAGCAATGGCTTCGGCGTGGTGGCGCTCACGCGGCAGGAGATTCTTGCCTGGACGCTGCTCACCGACAACAAGCCGAACGAGGACGAGGTTGACGCCATGATGACGTTCGACCTCGCGCTTCGCGCTCACATTCAGTCCAAGCAGCCGCGGCCGCAGCCGGGGCGCCGGCGAAGCGGCGCCGCGCGCACTGACGAGGACCGCAACCATATCCAGTACAGCATCCACGACACCGCCGGCCTGCGCAGCATGTTCGCTCGGCTTGCCAAGCACCATGCGGCGAAGGGCACCGGCAAGAAGCGAGGTCAGACCGTTCAATGACTGATCTTGCGCTAATCGGCTTTGGCGTCGAGACGAGCAAGCTCGCCGAGGGTGAACGCGCCCTCGACAAGCTTGGCGTAGCGTCGAAGCGCGTTGCGCAGATCATGGAACAGGAGATGAAGAAGACCGGCACGGCAACCGGCATGTATGCGCGCGCGATCAAGGAAGCTGAGAACGCGCAAAAATCATTCAGCGCTGCGACCGTCAAGGTGGCGCAGGACCTGACTTTCGAGGTCGCGCAGATGCAGCGATCGAACCGAGAGCAGGCAATTCACAATGCGCTTCGCAGAGCGGGCGTTGACGCCACCAGTGCAGAAGGGCGCGCTCTCGCGATGCTCGCTGGCAGACATCACGACCTGTCGAATGCGGTATCTCGATCGACGGTGGCGCAGACGGCATACTCGGCGGCCGCGGCTGGAAGCGTTGGCGGCATCACGTCGATGGGCGCAGCCACGCTGCGTGCTCACCCGATTATTTTGGCGCTGGCTCTTGCAACTGGCGCGGCGGCCGCGGCGTCCAAGAAGCTCGAGGAGAGCGCTAACGCTTACGCTGACCGCGCCGGCAAGCTCGTTGACCTAGCGCAGACCATCGGCTTCACCACCACGCAACTGCAGCAGTTGAACCGCGTAGCCTCGCAGGTTGGCGTGGCTCCCGAGCAGCTTGCTACCTCGGTTGAGCGGTTCGCCTTCGGATTCGAGCAGCTAAAGCGCGGCGAGGGCGAGATGCGTGAGGCGCTTCTCCGCGCCGACACCGCGCTGCTCGCTCAGATGGAGCGAGCGCGCGACGTTACCGAGGCGTTTGACATCTATGCCCGCGCGATCGCCAATGCCGCGAGCGCCGAGCAGAAGATCGCGCTTTCGAGACCGGCGTTCGGTCGCGGCGGCGCGGGCACGGGCCGCGTGGCCGAAGCGGTCGTTGACGCAGGCGGACTGGCCAACCTTTCAAGGCAAAACATTCTGCTTGAGGAATCGCTGAAGCTTGTCGACCAGCTTCGCGATCAGAGCCAGGAGTTTGCGCGCACCGCCAAGGACCAGCTTGCCAGCATCTACTCGCCTGAAATCCTGGCCTCGCAGCGCAACTACAACAAGCAGTTTCAGGAGTGGACTCGCCTCGAAAAGGAAGGGCGCCACGGCGAGGCGGTGGTCGCCTGGGGAAAGCAGATGCTGGAGTGGGTGCCGCTCATCAATCGGCTCCTGCGCAACTTCGATGCTGGCGTGCACATCGCGTTCGCGTTCAAGGACCTTGCTGAGAGCACGGCGAAGGCGCGCCGGGAACTAGAGCCGCTGGCAGACGCGCTTGAGAAGTATGCTGAGGCCCGCCGCAAGGCTACTGGTCAGGCAACGACTACCGGCCCAGGCCCGTTTGTCGGACCGCTTCCGCCAACGCCGCAGGCGACCAGCAAAGAGCACCAGGAGCTCGTGGGTTTCCTTGGCTCTGCCGCCACTCCGCTGCAGCGGTACCAGGCGCGCATTGCTGAGATTAACGCCGCGGTCGCCGAGAACGGCCGGCTTACGCGGTTTCAAAGGCAGGCGCTCGCTGAAGCCAACCGCGAGTATCAGGAAGGCAAGCTCGATCGCAGGATCCAGCTTCTCGGCGACCTGGCCGGCGTCGAGGCGCAGGTGGCCAAGACCACGCGCGACATCGCGGCGGCGCGCCGCGAGGGCGCGAACATCGGTGAGGAGGAGGAGCGCAGGCTGCTTGAACGCACGCGCGTGCAGGCCGAGGCGGCGCAGCCCGAGAACCAGCTAAGAACGCAGCGCGAGATGCTGTTCATGACGGAGTCGGAGCAGCGCATCCGGCAGCAGCTCTTGACGTGGGGTGTCGATTGGAACACCGAGCGCGGGCGCGCGCTGGCTGCCGAGATGCGCATGATCGAGACCATGAAAACCATGGTCGATCTGTCGCTCGACATCGGCCGCAACTTCGCAACCGGCATCGTCTCGAACCTGATGCAGGGCAAGTCCCTGATGGACTCGATGACGCTGTCCGCGCGCAACCTGTCGCAGCAGCTTGCGAGCCAGGCGGTCACGGAACTGTTCAAGGGCAACTTTATCGGTGCAGGCGCGTCAGCAATCGGCGCCGGCGTGTTCGGCTTCCTGGGCTCAGGCAAGACAAAAGAGGAGCGCGAAAAAGAGCGACAGGACGCGGTGCGGGTGCAGCGCGCCGGCGTCACGCTATCAGAGCAGGCCCGCATCGCGGGCCTGGCGGCCGGCTCGCAGGAACAGGCGCTCGCTCAGTTCGATCTCGACACGTGGCAGCAGCTTGTCGCTGAGATCGACGCGGGCGGGAAGAACCTGGTGCTCGTGGAGCAGAAGCGCGCAGCAGAGCGCAAAGCCGTCATCGACGATTTCACGAAGAAGGCTGCGGAGCTCGAAAAGAAGGCAGCGGAGGACAGGCTTGAGATCGTCAACGATTTCAACCGCAGCCTCAATGACGCTACTGGCAAGGGCTATCTCAACCAGTTCACCGACCTGTTTAAGCAGATCGAGGCGGCCAGCGGCGCCGGCATCGGCAAAAACTTGACCGACACGCTTCTCGGCGCGGCTGGACAAAAGATCGTCGATGAGGCCGAGCTTACTGGCAAAGCTTTTGAAGACCTCGTTGCGCAGTTCCCGCAGTTGCAGGGCGTCGTGCACGAGTTTGTCGCCAGCGCAAAGCGCAATGCGGACGACCTGAAGAAGGCCACGGAAAGCCTCAGCGATCGGCTGTTCAACGCGACCACTGACACGACCACGCTTGAAGGCGCGCTGCTCGCGCAGCGGCGCGAGCACATGCGCGAGATCGCCGAGGAGGAGGCCGCTGGTGGCGAACTTCTCTTGAACCTTGCGCAGGTGCATCTTGCTGAGCGCCTTCAGCTTGAAAAGCGCTTCGCTGACCAGGCGATCGCGGAGGCGGAGCGCGAGCGCCAGGCGCAGCAACGCATCAACGAGCAGATGGTTGAAGCTGCAGAGCGCGCGCGCCAGCAGCAGCTAGAGGCGATCACTAGAAATGCGCGCACTATCCTCGAATACATCAACGACAAGCTTGGCGGCTCTGGCTCGTCGCTGGCGCCGCTCGACAAGCTGACCAATGCGCAGCAGGTCTATTCCCAGCAGCTTGCTCTCGCTCAGCAAACCAATGAAGCGGGGCTCGAAGCGCAGCAGACGATCACGCGCTATGCGGAGAACTACCTCGACGCTCTGAAGGCTGTGCACGGAACCACCACGACGTTCCAGCAGGGCTTTTCTACCGTGATGAACGAGCTGTTCAACCTGCCCTCGATCGACGCGGCTGAGGACCCCGTGGTGGCCGCGCTGCGCACGTCTATCAAGCCAGTGCTGGACAACATTAAGAGCTATACCGAAACGACAAAAGACCGCGCCGGCGACATCAAAAGCGCAACGGAGCTCACGAGAGATCACGCATCTACCATCCTCACCAATACCGGCAGTACCGTAACCAACACCGCGAATACGATTGGAGCAGTGAACGGTCTGAAGGCCGACCTAAACCAGGACGGCATTATTGATATGTACGAGAAGGCGCATGCCGAGCTGAAGTCAGCAATCAATTCTGGAAGTGCCGACGCAATCAAGACAGCACTCAGCACCAACTTCAGCGCGCTCGATGCGACAATGGACCAGGCGATCAGTTATACCGAGTTCCTGGCCGGCATCGACGCCAAAGACCTCGCGAAGAATGCAGGCGTTCATTC